CCCTGGATCGAGGTACTTTCCCGGAACTTTCGAAAAGAGTTCCGCCCGAAGCGTGGCGAAGATTTGCTCGAATTTCTCGTGAAGCGCCAAACGGATTCGTGCGGGAATTTGGTCGAGGCGAAACAGAACCTCGTCTGCATAGACCGTAATTTCGATCACTGATCGGCCTTCTTCATCGTCGAGAGTTGCTCAAACGCCACAATCATGTCCGCCATCCGCCGAGTGTTTTCGAGCGCCTTCTTCCTCGACGCTGAGGGAGACTTGTATTCAAGATAAGCCGCGACGAGCCAGTCCGCCGGCGGATTCTCTTGCCACGCCTCATGATAGCGTTGATACCACTTGAGCGTGAACGTGCGCTTGATTACGAAGGGATCGCCGGCGCAGACGCCTCGGATTCCGAGTTCGGCGACGAGCTTGTCGACGTCCCAGTCCCAGGGCTCGCCTCCTCGCCCGCCGCCAGCTCTTCCCCCGACGGCAGGAACCCACTCACCCGCAGGAGTTCGCCCATGGATTCGATTAGGCCGCCGATCTCCGAGAACGAGCAGGACTTCACCAAAACATCGAGGGTGAGTTCGGGCCGATCATCGGCAACACACGCCGCCACGATCGAACACACATGCCGGGCATAGGCGACCGAATCCAGGCCGGGCGAAAGGGCCTGAATGTCCTCCTTGCAGACCTCCAGGACGTAGAGCGTAAGCGCAGGAACGGCAATATCCACCCCACCGATGCGGAAATTTGCCGTTTCGGTCGAACGCGATGGAAGAGGCGGGTGGCTTCCATTTGTCTTGGCCATGATAAGACACTCTCTTTAGGTTGCGGAGTTCCAGGTTCCGATGTTCCCGCCTGCGTCGGCGAACGCCGAGAAATCAAGATCCTCGATCACGTAGTCGTCGATTCGAGTCGGGAACGTAAGGCGCGAACTGACGCACTTATTCAGGACGAGAACGACCTGGTTGCCCTCGAACTGCTGAAAGAGCGTGGCTTTGAACGTGGGTGTGTTGCCCATCAACGGGTTGCCGATCGCAATGTTCTGGCCCGTCGAAACGTGATAGGTGTAGTTGACCAGAATGCCCTGACTGGCGTCGAAGGTCGAGAACGAATAGACGCCGGTGGACGCCACGAACGCATACTGGCCCGCCGTCGACGGCCCCGAACTCACCGCGGTGAGTTGATTTCCGGTCGTGACGTAGAAAACCCCTTGGTCGAGAAGGGGCGTCGAGGCGGAGTTCGCAACCGTATAGCTCGCCGCGCCAGTGCCGAGCGTCGTGGACTCGTTCCAGGCGTATTTGAGCTGACCCGACGAGAGCGTCTGACCAAAGAAAAGCTCGTTGAACATGATGGCCTTGATCTCGGCAACTTTCGCCTTGCCGCTGATCTTGGTCTTACCACGCGCCGCGTCGATTGGAAATTGCTGCGTAGCATGGAGTTCCTTAATATCCCCGGTCCATTCCACCGCAACGTCCTGGAGCGCACCGAAGCGAATCGGAGTGTTCGTCCCGGCGGTGTCCGTTCGGAGCCCGGTCAGAACGCCGGAGCCAAAACCAAATTCCATCGTAAGTTACTCCTTCTTTCCGAGTTCCGTTTCGAGATAATTCCGCAGGAGCGGCAGGACGGCGCCCAGGTGATTCCACGCCTCGACGGCGCCCGAGATCGGCGAATTGCGCACGTGGTTATTGACCCACGTCGAAGAGGCATTGGACCAGGCTTCGTCCGAAATGACCGACGACGTTGTGGCAGGCTTCTGGGCTTGGGTCGATTGATCGCTCACAACTTTCTCCTACGGTAAGAGGATTCGAACGGGGAGGACCAGAAGCGCCTGGCCATCAATGTCGCCGGGATCGCGAATGAACATGCCCTCGTCACGGGTGATCCGGCACCAATAGCAAAGACCGCCAAGGGTAAGTTCGTTTCGAGTCGGATCATCCGGGGCGAGTGCCCCCTCAAGCGCCGACTCCATGATGTCGAGCAAATCGTCCCCGACGATCCCCTCGGGTGTCGGCGCGTAGCACCAGAACCCCATATCGAGATAGCGTCGAGTGAGGCGCCCCACGCCACCCGTTATGTAGCCTTCGCGGTGTTGGACCAGAAACATCGCTGGCTGCGCTCCCGGATCGACCGCATTGAAGAGCTTGAGTCGGCGTGACGGGGCTTGCGCCCAGGTGGAGAACCCGTTGACGGTCGGTGAGAACGTGACGTTCGTCCCAAGTGTCATGAGGGCGTTCTTGATTGCCGCGCGATTGACTGGAAGCCCCGACATTAACCACCCACGTAGTCGAAGCGGATTTCGTCAATGATGATCTCAACCTTCCAACCCCGCACCAACACACCGTCGAGATACTCAGCCATCGCCGGCTCACGCCACGCAGAAGGATGGTTGGGATCGACTTGCGCGTAGAGATAGCGATCGACGCTCCGGTCGGCGGGGCCGAGGACGACGTGACTCAAGTCGGGACGCAAGTGGCGTGGGAGCCGGCCTGGATCGGTTTGCGACGCCAACCAAACACACTCGAACTGATCGCAGGCGGCAAGTTCGGGCGCAGTGGACTTCTCACAATGCCTTGCACAGCCACCGTGAACGCCAGTGTGTTCACACAACATGCGGGCGGGCTTGTGAATGTCGGGCACTGCCAGAAGCTCGCAGCAGAGCCTACACGGTCCGCAACCAAGGATCTCAGCCACCGATCGTCTCCGCGTCAGGAACGGTGTGATTGGGCATAAACACCCCACCTGGACTCATATGTCGCGCATCGACATGCTTGGTGACGAGCCCCGGAAACGCCCGGATCACGTCCTTGATCGTTTCGGCCCTCACGCCCGCCGGCTCGATCATCGCAACGACCGACGCTAGGTGATTGAGAAGCATTTCGATAACGTCGCTCGCCGGCACGCCGACCTTGAGCGCCTCTCGCTCGCCGGCGGCGATTGCGTGGTTGAGGGGATCGAGGACGAACTTACCGAGATTCGTTGGGATTTTCGCCGCAACATCAGTCACAGAACCATTGGCCATGATTCAGATTCCTTACCATCCTGCGAACGGGCTGCCCTTGGCCATAACGCCAAGTAGGCCGAGCATGATCCAGAGATAGAAATGCAAGCCGAACGGTCGGTAGTTCGGCTCCTGATTCGGCGGATAGATCCACATTCCGACGAATAGCAGAACGAGCCACATGACCCAGAAGACCAAAGTCGGCGTTATCATACTGGTGCTCCTATTGCTGGAGGAAGGACGCTCACATAGTCACCAAGAACGTCCTTGACATAGCGGGTGATTCCACCCAAGTCGTAGGCGATCGTTTCCTGTCCGGCGAGCGATTGGCTGCGAATGCCGATGCGGCTTCGATACGACGCTCGCTCGGAGATAAGTTCGATGCAGGCCTGCTCTAGATCCGCAGGGATGAACCCATACGTGAGCGAAACTTGCTGCCCAGTGTCGGCCGCAGCGAACAAGTACGTGAGCCGGGGCGTCGAGGCCGTTGGGTCGGGCGGAAGATACTCCCCCATCGCCGGTGTTCCACTCGCAATGGCGGTCATCGCCACGCCGGTCGCAACATCTATGACCCCTTGGTCGGTCGCCCACGACCCAAACGGGATCTTCGGACTGACGGTATACGGTGTCGCAGGGATGGTTTGTGTCTCGTCAGCGACCTGGTAGCCCGCCGAGTACGCCGCAACGACATTCTGAAGACCCCCATAGAAGGACGTTCCAATCAAGTCGAGCACCGCCGGCGAGCCAGGCGGAACCCCGTTCCAAGGCTGGAAACGGTATCCATACGGGGCCGTCAAAGGATTGTTCCCGTCCATTTGCGGCGCAATCGAAATCGCCACTCCGTCCACGGTCAGGGACGAGAGCGTAATCAGAGGCCACTCCGGTAGAACAAGCTGGCGAGTCCACTGACCGCTGAATTGCTGAACATAGCTCGTCGGCACGAGCAAGTTCCGGTTGAGTGCCGAGCGAATTTGGGCGCTGATCCGTGTGATGAGCCCAGACAAAACGGGGTCCGGAGGCGGATTCGACATGTACGCCTTCGCCACCGCCAAGGTGGTGAGATCCCCGCTGGCGAGACTCATTTCTTGTCTTTCGCCTCGGCGTCGGCAAGTTTTTTCTTGAGCCCCTCGACCTCAAGCTTGAGGGCAACGTTTTCCGTCCGCAGGGCGTCCCGTTCCATCTCCATTGCATCGGCCCGCGTTTGGAGCCCAACGATGGTAGTGTCGCGCTCCGGGTCGGCCTGGGGCAGGTCGGGTAAATCGGTGCCCTCGGGGGCTGTCGTCAACGCCGCAAAGCCAGTCTCGCCGAGAATCGCCGGCGCGAAATGGTCCGGCGCACGAAAGTACGCCACACCGGCTTTGTCGGTGAATTCCGGACCGAACTCTTGCCCAGCGACAGAGATGCCGCCGACACCGTCAGGAAGTTTGAACCACATTGAAATTCTCCATAGTTGGCCATGTTAGGCGGAGTATGCCTAAGGGGGCAACCCCCGAAGACATACCCCGTCCACCCGTTCCCGTTCCCAGCTTAGAAAACGGGATTGCCCGCCGGGCTGTTGACGTTGTTGATGACGGCGAAGCCCGGCGCGAAGTAGACCGGGAAGCCCTCGTCGACATAGACACCATACTCGTAGCGTCGGCTGCGCCAGGGCCACTGGATCTGGTAGTAGCCCTGCCGAACCTTCGCCTCGATGATGTTCCCGACCCCCGAGACCTCGTAGGGCATCTTGTCCGACCAAAAGAGGATCGTGCCGGGTGGCAGGAACGGATGCGTTTCGATGTCCAAGACCTTGTTCGTGAACTTGTTCATGTACGAGGTGACTTTTCGCCCCGCAACGATCCGCCCCGTCGCCTCGTCGGCGTCGAACAGGATTCGATAGTTGTTCGCCGACGACGCCTGGTTGAGCATGGCGCCGAACGTATTCTGCATGTCCGTTGCGGACATCATAATCCGGTCGTAGCCGAGCTTGTATTGTTCCCACGCTGCGCGGAACACGGCGTCGAACTCGTTGATCGTCGAACCGGCGATCGTCAAACCCGTGTTGCCGTTCGCCATCGTGTAGGTGATGGCGCCGGAGGCGGCGAATGTGATGCCGGACGGGGTCAATGGGTTCGTCGACATCGCCCGCCCAGGATCAGGGCCAGTGACAGCGCCGAACAATTGCGTCAACACACCATCCTGCGTCAACAGGTTGGTCGAATTGTCCTGCGGGCTGCCGCTGACGTAGAGGCTTGACAGGGGCTGCGCGGTCGCGGCCGGAACGCTTTGGAAGATCGCACGGTTCGACGGCGTGATCCCTGCCAGATACATGGTTGAGGGCGAGGCGGCAGTGGTGCCCAAATACCACGCATAGGCCATCGCGCCCGTGACCGGCGTGACGGTTGCCGTGATGCACTCGGTGCCAGTGGGGGTCGTGGTTGCGATCGCAGACGGGGCGGCCGAGCCCCCACCGAAGGTGTCCGATGTACCGTCGGCGTTGACCTTCGTAACCTGCCCCGGCACGCCGCCGGTGAGCGTGGTGCTGTTGTAGGTTTTGTAGTTGAGGTAGCCGAACCCGGCGAGGGCGACGCACGCAACGTACGTTGCCCCCGAGAAGGTTCCCGTCGCGCCGGCCACTGCTCCGTGGACGAGCGTGGGCGTCGGGGTCGTTCCCAGCGGCAACGCGGAGTTGCCGACGACCAGGATCGCCTCCTCGTTGATCCGAAGCGAACGAAGCGTGGCCTGGACGGCGAGGCCGAGAACCTCCGGACTCAAGTTCCGAGCGCCAAGACGCGCCTCGAACGTGGTCGAGGATTCGAGCCCAAGGGTCTTGAACTTCGCGAGCATGTCCTGCTCGCCGAGGGCGATCCGCGCGCCGCGATTGCCTTCACTAACGCCGGCACTCACGCCCCCGACGTTGATCCCGGTGATTCGCTTCCAATGGAAGGCATTGCCACCGTCGCCGGCCGTACGCGGAAGACGCGACAAAAGCGGGATCAGTTCGCGGTAGGGATAGACCTGTTGGATGATCCGGGACAGGTCGTACCAGAGAAGGTTCGTGCTCTGGGCGATCGTGTCGGCCTTGGTGAGGGCCTCCAGACGCTTCGACAATTTTTCGATAAACCGTTCGTCTGCGAGAAGACCGTTGGCGAACGTGTTCCCGCCCCCCAACAGCGCCGCAGCCAGTTCATTTCCGTTCATCTACGTTCTCCTGAAAGAAGTTGCCTGCGTCCCGCCTTAGCCGAGGCCGCCGGTGCCGTTGAAACCCGAGTCGAAGACGCTCTTGCCGTGGCCGCCGAGGATCATATTGCCGATCATCTTCGCGACGGCCTTCGAGTTCGACTGTTCGTCCTTGGTGAGATCCGCCGGATCGACGCCCTTCATGATCGAAAGGCCCTCAGCGTCATTGCCGCCGACAATCTTCGCCATGTCGAACGCGGCGGGGCGTTTGCCAAAGACTGGAGTGCCAGGCAACTTGCCGAGCGCTTCGACCTGACTTTCGAGCGCCGCATTCTCGGCGAAGAGTTCGGCGATCTCGACCGGGATCTGTCCGTTCTTGATGAACTTTGCCAGCTTCGCCTTCGCGCCCTTGCCCGGGAACGGAGTCTCCATCCCATGAACCGGCGGCGCCCCACCCTCGTCGATCTCGCCGGGCGAAATTTCCTTCAGCCCCGCCGGCGGCGTGTAGTCGGCCGTGCCGTCAGTGACCTCCTGCCCGCGCTGCCCCGACCGTGACATGGCCTTCTTCAGCTGACCGCCCGCAGCCTTAATCATGGTCTTGACGGTCTGGAGGTCGCCGAACGCCTTCTGGAGCTTCTCCATCGCGCCCTGGTGATCGAAATCGTCCTCGTCGTCGTCGGACTTTTTCTTCCCGGCGGCCTTGGCGAGATATGCCGACTTGTGCATGGCGTGGGCGGCCTTGACACACTCCTCCAGATCCTTCGTCGCCTTGCGGGCCTTCTTGAGATCGTCCCGAGCCATGCCCATACGCGTGGCCCGCGACGGTGCCGACGCACGCTTCACCATGTCGAGAAATGCCTTTGCGACC